GGGTCAGACAAGTCAGGTGGTTCAAAATCACCAAATATTAACTTGTTGATAAATCCTTCTTCTGGATAATTGTCCATTAAATATGAAGCAGGTAGTCGTACAACTGGACCTACACCAGGAAGTATTGATGCTGCTAAGTTTACAGAAGCTGCATAAACAGGTAAGTTAACTTTTACGTTGTCATTATCTGCACCAAACATCCATCTTTGTGCTAGTCCTTCAAATCCTGGATAACCAAACACCATTTCACCATTAGATGGGTTTTGATAAAAGAAACCTTTGTTACTTTCTGAATCATATACAGGATTTGGTTTTACACCTGATATAGCTACTTGTCCTGGTCTAGTCAAGAATTGTAAATTGTTTTTAGTTAATCTACCCCAAGTCTGGAATATTTCTTGGTAAGCACCACCGAATGGGAATAAAAATCTTGTAGTTTCCCAGAAGTCACCTTTTTTAGATATATCATAAAGCAATACTCTAGTTTCTTCTAATGCTTTAGCTACTGCTAATTGGTTGATTACCTTAACATCATTAATACCTTTACCAGCTGCACTTGGTACAGCTTCCATTTCTTTTAACAATTTTTTACTAACACCATCTTTTTTAGCACCATCTATAATAAGTTTTTTTACTTTTTCAGAACTCATTGCAATTAAATCTTTTGACGCTTTATAATAAAAGTTAAAGAAAGCAGGAGACCTAGTAAATTGATTAGCAGGTTTTTCTGATAACCATTTAAAACCTAAGTTTGTTATTTTATCCCATTTTTTTATAGTTGCTGCATCTGGCTTTTCTAATAACTTAGCTTGATATTCTGCTGGAAAATTTTGTTTTGGATTAAATTTATTTAAAAATAATTCTTTTACATTTGCTTCTTGTTTAGCTACTTTATCAGATATATTTTTCATAACGTTAGGAGCAAGGTCTCCTGCTCTCCATTTTCTAATAGTAAATTCATCTACACCAGTTTCAAAAGCTAAATTCAGATTTACTTCTTTACCACCTTTTGATATAAACTTTCTTGTCGCAAATGTTTTTATTATTTCATCATTTGCTACCTCTCTAACCCAGTTATTTACAGGAGTGATGCCTTGTTGAGATTTATCAATTAATCTACCACCAAGCAAATCGTGTAACTGTGCTCGTTGTGAATATACAAAGTTATACACTAATTGTTCATATTCAGCTGGTTTAGCTCCTGCTTTTGTAAGTATGTTTCGTGGATTAGCAGGATTACTAGATACATTCAACATAACTTGTCTAAGTTCATTGCCTTCTGTCGTTAATTCTTTTACTAAAGTTGCATATGCTTTTTCTTTATTACTAGTAAGACTTGACTCAATCAAAGCTATTCTTCTAGCTAATGGGTCATCAAATGTACCAATTAAATCTGCATATACAGCATTATTAAACTCAGGATTTTCTTTTCTAATTGGTTTGATATTATCTTTTGTAAAATTACCACCACCTTGTCTTCCTAGTGTTCTGTCTGTATATCCTTGATTAATTTGTGCTTTGCTTAATCCTAATTTAAATTGATTACTTCCTGGTAACCAACCATCTGCTTTGTTGTATGTTCCAGCAAATAAATTAGCAATATATTGAATTGGATGATTGTATAAAGAATTAATACCACTAGCAGCTAATCTTGCTTGTTCTTCAATTTGAACTCTAACCAAATATGCAACTCTTAACAAAGCTAATGGTTTAAATGCTTTACTGTAGTAACTATCCACCCAATTTACTAGTGCTTTATCTCCCATATAATCCATAACTTTACCTACTTGGTCACTAAGACTATCATTCATTTGTCTTGTAACTTTAACTACTGCACTCGGTTGCGGTAATGATATAGAAGTAGCTAGATGATTTTCAAATACAGGATATCTATATGATGCCTCAAATAAAGTGTTAGCTGTTTCGTCTGTATACCCAAGAGTTTTTGTATAATATTTAATAAAATCATCTTTAAAAGATATAGGCATTGAGGCATTCATAGAACCGTAGTACCTTGTAATTTCTAAGTGGTCTTCTAAATAACCTGCAGTCACAGTTGTTGCTTTATCTATAAATTTCTTTTGTTGTGTTGTTAGCTTTTCTGCTCCACCTAGCTCTTTGATATAAAAATCTCTTTGTTTTAATAAATCACCTCTTATAGCAGCAGACACAAAGTTAGCTCTTGCATATTGATTGTCACCAATTTTATCTAGTCCTTTTATAATATCTCTTACATTTTTGTTTTTTGTTGCTTCATCTACTTGTGCAAGACTCATATATTTTGTGTATTCCTGTACTAGATAATCTGCATTATTTACATCAAGTTGTGTATTGTCGTATATTTGACCAAACTGTCTCTGGATATCTACTTTAAAAGTTTCTTTCATAACTTTTCTAAAGTTACCTGTTTTGTATGCTCTAGGTAGTTCTCCACCTGTAGCAGCTACTAATACTTTTGGATTTAATAATCTTCTTACTGCATTTGCTTTAGCAAAATCATCTGTTATACCTTTAGGTAATTTTTCTAAATTTTTATAAAAGTTTGTATATTGTTTACTTCCGTGTCCTGTAAACTCTGATAATCTTGTTAAATTAAAATTTGATTTTTCTATTATTGTTGCTGGATTATTTCTATTATCATACACCCAACTAAGAAAAGGAACCATATCTTCACTAGCTAAATATTCATCTACAGCTTTTTGCCTAGTTACTTTTTGTAAGCCTCTTTCTAAAAAACCCATAGCATCTGCTTGTTCTGTAGTTAAAGCAGCAAATGACTTTTGTTTTCCTAAACCAAACATACTTCGTCTAGCTGTTACTGCAGATACACCTTTGAGTACTTTATTAGCAGGGTCTGCATACCAAGAAAGTGCTAAATCAGCAACACCAGTTAAAAAATCATAAGCTTCACTTTGTGGACTAGCAATAAATTCAAATGGTTTAAATAAATATCGTCCAGGAGTGACAGTAGGTGTTACTCCTCTTTCTAATAAAGCTTTTGCTCTTTCACCAGTAAACTGTACTTTTGTTGCAGCTTCTTCAAAATATTCTTCAAAGATAGGTTTACCTAATTGTTGTAAAGCAAATGCTCTAGCAATATCAGGACTAACTCCTTCATCTATTAATTGTTGATAGGTTTTAGTTTTTTCTGGGTCTGATGTTACAGATAAAAATCCTGTTCCAATATCTACTGCTTTGTTTTGTTTCCTAGCAGTTATATATCTTGATAAAGGGTCATCAACATCTGCTTCTTCCCAAGCATCCTTTAAGCTTTTAACCTTACCTTGTTGTAATAATTCTCCTGCTCTTGCAGCTCTTGGAACTGTATTTTCCCAAGCCCACAAAAAACCACCTGTTAAACCTTTAAGTAATAAAGTAGGTACACCAATATCAGAAGATATACCAATTTTTCTATACATATTATTTTTAAGTCTTCCCCAAGAACTTTCTTCTCTTTGCAATACTCTATCTTGTAGTTGTGCAATAAACTGGTCATCTAAGTTTGTTTGTGCTGCTCTAGCTAGCATTGGACCAGGCATACCATATGACTGTTGATTAATTTGACTAAATCTTAATGCTTGCTCTGGAGTTGTTCGAACTGGTATATTACTACGCTTAACACGCAGCAAATCGTTTACGATATCGTCTGAATAAAGTCCATAAGCCATATCAAATTATATATTGTAATAGCGAATCATCTCCGCTTTCAATCCAACTATTAAATATAAATTGATTTATTTCGTAACTTGTTCCTGCTTCTGGTCCTGGACCTGGTCCAATAGGTAAACCTGCTTGTACTGGCTCACTTTCAACTTGTGTTTTTGCAAATGTATCAATTTGAGGAACAGGTCTTTTTATTTGTTCTTGTGTTTCAATTTGTGGAAGATTTCCAACTTTTGGTAAACCACCTGTTATCTCAACTTGTTTTTTTATTTCTTCACCTTTTCCATAAGTTGTGCCTGCAGTTAATCCTGCAACCATACCACCAGGATTTCTTCCTGTAGATAAAGCTGAACCATTAAATTTATTTTTACTTATACCTTTATTAGATGCACTTCTTGCCATTAATAATCCTCTTCATCCTCATCATCATAATACATAAAAGTTGAACTGATTATCATATAACCAAATGGAAATACCATTGGTGGCATTTGGTCACGAAATATTCTAGTTCCTCTTTCACCTGCTGTTTCTTCAAAAATAATATCATCACCTTTTTCATCTACATCATCAAGACAAAAATTAACTATTTCTTCAAATTGTTTGTTGATAGACATTAACCACCTAATCCTTGAAGTAACTGTGCAATACCTGGTGGTGGACCTTGTGGTGGTAAGGTCTGTCCACCAAGTAATGCTTCTTCAGCTTCTGACATCTCTGGTTCTTCTGCTGTAAAGAACTTATCCAATATGTTTTGCATATTATCTGGATTCTTTCTTATCTGCACAACAGCCATAGTTGCCTTTGGATTACCCTGTTGGGCTTGTGCCAACAATGTGTCAAATAGTACACTATCTGCTTTTTCTTTTGTAATTCTATCGTTTACTCTAACAAGATTATCTAATCCATCTAAGTTTTCTTGTAGAGTTTGTCTGTCAATAATACCAGCTTGTAATAACTGTAAACCTGTAACAATCTTTTGTGGTTCATCATATCCAGCCATAGCACCATACACTCTGCGTGTTTTGAAACTATCTGCTATGTCTTTCTCTGGGTCATATGTTTCAGAATAGAAAGTATTATTCATATATCCTGATAATGCTTTAGTTTTACCACCATACATTTTTTGGTCCCACTCTAATCTTTTAGCATCTATCATCTCTATAGCATCAGACATTACTGTATGATATTCTCTAATCATTAATGACATAGATGCACCTAGTTCTTCTAATCCTCTACCAGTTGCAAAACTAAGTGGTGATTGTGAGTCATCAGATACAGGATAAGAACCACCAACACGAAGTTGTCGTTCTATTCTATCTATCTGTTGAAAAATCTGATAAGGAACATTTGATGCAGGTTTGCTCACTTGTGTTCCTGGTGCTAAATAGTTTACAGCGAATCTACCTTTACGATATTGTCCACTCTCTATCTCACCAGAAATGTTTGTTTCTGTAAATACTGCATCTTCCATAGCTATTATTGACATCACATTAATCTTTGCCATTGAAGCCATA